ATTGTGGCACATTGGCATGGTCATGTGGACGCAGACATATTTGGTGAAGAAGTTTTGTTTGCTTTGGGTTGGTGGTACAACCATTGCTTGATTGGTGTTGAGTCAAACAACCACGGGTTGACAACCCTAAAAGGGTTGCAACGCGTGGGATACAAGAATTTGTTTCGTCAAAGACGGCTTGGTCAGCGCAACCCAACAGTCAGCGAGACTTTGGGTTGGCGCACAACATCGGTTTCCAAACCTTTAGCCATTGACGAACTAAACGGAAACATACGAGATGGTGCTTTGTACATTTCGTGCAAATCAACAATTGCCGAGTTGCGTACTTTTATCCGTGAACAAAATGGAAAAATGCACGGCTCGCCCCACGACGACAGAGTTATGTCTTTGGCTATCTGTAACCAAATGCTTAAATATGTTTGGCTACCCGAATATAGAATTACAATTGCCCCCAAAAAGAATACGTTTGATTGGTGGAGCCAACACATTCTGAAGGCCCCAAAACCAGGAAGACAACCAATCGGGGCAGAAAATGTCAGAAAAGTAACGATTTAGGATTGTATTGATGCTTTCCATAACCTGCGACAACTGTTCAACAGAGTTTTATGCACCAGAATTGCCAAGGCGGGGTGCTATTTGCTTTAAATGCCACATAGGCACGGTAAATCTAGGGTTTACCTACGGCAAAGAAGACTTTCATGGACCAACCATTAGGGAGCGTCAACAAAAGCAGGTTGCAGATGCCAAAATAAATGGCATCAACGCCGAGCCTGTTGGTAGTCGTTGGATTTAATGCCATGCCTGAAATCTGGGTCCCGATTGTCGTTGCCGTTATTACGGGCCCGGTAGTAGTAGTCCTGAGCAAGCTACGCAAAGAAAACTCAGAACAACATGCAGAAGGTAGAGAGTTGCTACAGGCAATAGGCGCAAAGGTAGATAATGTCGGCAGTAAGTTAGATGAACATATTGGTTGGCACAAAGGCAAAGAGGAAAACTAATGGCACGAATGACTAACACGGAAATCTTAAAAAAGTATCGAGAGAAGCTGGAACAGTCACGTCGTTGGCGACAGGAAGAACGCTACGACGACCTTTGGAGTCGTCTAATTGATTTGTACCGTGGTAAGCACCATCGCACCGACATCAAAGAAGACCAGTTATTGGTAAACATTGCGTTTGCAACTATCAACATTATTTCGCCCGCCGTATCTATTAATCACCCAAAAATTACAGTTAATGCAAAACGACCAGAAGACGCAGATAAAGCAATTGTTACCGAAGCAATTATTAACTATTGGTGGCAACATTATGGCTGTCAAGAACAGTTCCGTCGTGCGGTCAAAGACTTTCTCGTTTGTGGACACGGTTGGATTAAAACTGGTTATCGTTATGTTGAAGAAGAAAAAGCAAAAGACGAAACACCAAACTTTGATTCATATGACGAATTAACAACGCCTGGTCCAGAAGCAGCAATTGAATCTGAATTAATAATCAAAGAAGACAGGGCTTTTGTTGAGCGTGTTTCTTTGTTTGATATGTATGTTGACCCAGATGCAACATCAATGGACGACATTCGTTGGATTGCCCAACGCATTCGTCGCCCCCTAGAAGACGTAAAAAAAGATAAACGATACAATGCTTCTGCGCGCGCGGACGCGGCGCCTTCGCATTACTCAAAGTGGGGACAAGACCAGTTTCGTCCACGAATGTCAACAGACAAAGACAACTCATATGTTGAAGTTTGGGAATGGTATGACATTGATAAAAATACAATGTCCGTGTTCTGTGATGGTTCAGACAAGTTCCTTGTTTCACCAACAAAGATGCCTTTCCTGTTTGGACATCCGTACACAATGATTCGCAACTACGATGTGCCAGACTATTTTTACCCAATGGGCGAATTGGAAGCAATTGAACCACTACAGCATGAATTGAATCTGACTCGTACACAGATGATGAACCATCGCAAACGGTTCTCTCGTAAGTGGCTATACAAAGAAACAGCATTTGACACAGATGGTCGCAATGCCCTTGAGTCAGATGAAGACAACGTAATGGTGCCAGTTGTTTCCGATGAGGGAATCAACAATGTGATTACGCCGATGCCGGCAGTAATTAACCCACCAGAGTTCTACAACCAATCACAATTGATTTCTGACGATATTCGTTCAGTCTCTGGACTTAACGAATATCAGGGCGGTGGGATGCCAGAAATCCGTCGCACAGCGACAGAAGCAGCAATTATTCAAGATGCCGCCAATGCTCGTGTTTCGGACAAGTTGGCAATTGTTGAAAAGAGCATTGGGGAATGCGGTCGTCGTTTGATTATGCTTGCACAACAGTTCATGACTGGCGAACAGGCTGTTCGTATTGTTGGTTCGGAAGCCCAACCAGTATGGTTGAAGTTTGACAGAGATTACATTCAAGGCGAGTTTGACTTTATTGTTGAGGGTGGTTCAACTCAGCCAGTCAATGAGTCGTTCCGTCGCCAGATGGCTATGCAGGTTGTAGATGCTATGGCGCCGTTTGCTGGTGCTGGTATTTTGGATATGCCAAAACTTGCAACCTACGTTTTGCAATACGGTTTTGGTATTCGGGGTGCTGCCTCATTTGTGAACGCCCAACCAATGATGCCCGTACCACCACCTGGCGCAGAACAGGGTGGTCAACCAATGCCACCAGAGCAACCGATGCCACAAGGCGCACCCGTGGATTTGGGGCCAATGCCACCGACAGGTGGCACGGCTATGCCGTCAAATATCCCACCTGAAATCCTTGCTCAACTCATTGCTCAAGGCGCACCTTTGCCAAATACTCAAGGAGCTATGTAACGGTTTTGCGTTAGGTATAGAGCAAACCGTTGGAGGACTCTATGAGTAATGATAACACCGTTGATAGTGCAATTGAAGCCCCGATAGCCGAAACTGTTGGACAAGCAGAAGTTAGCACGGAAATAGGTGAAGCCCCTGAAGCGACTACCGATTATTTCACTTGGGACGAATACGCTGACAAACCTGTCAAGTTAAACGTTGCTGGTGAAGAAATTGACGTACCGCTAAAAGAGGCGCTTGCTGGATATCAGCGTCAAGCGGACTATACCCGTAAGACGCAGGAATTGAGCGAGCAACGGAAACAGGTGCAGTTTGGTGCTGCTTTGCAAGAAGCCTTGCAGAACGACCCGAAAAGCACTTTGGAATTGTTGAAACAGCATTATGGGTTAGAAGAACAGCAATCATCGGAAGATGAACTGTTATTGGACCCTGTTGAGAAACAGTACCGTCAATTGGAATCTCGTTTAAAGCAGATTGAGCAACAAAAAGCGTTGCAAGATTTGGAGAGAACAGTTGAGTCTCTGTCACGGAAGTATGGCGACGCATTTGATGCAGATGAGGTAATTGCTAAGGCTTTGGCTACAGGCAATCCAAATCTAGAAGCCGTCTATAAACAGACAGCGTTTGACCGTATCTTTGAACAAAGTTTGACTGCTAATCAGGTGAAAACCAAAAAGGCGGAAGAAGAAAAAGCTATTGTTCAAGCGAAACGGGAAGCGACTGTTGTGTCTAAGGGCGCTTCAGCTAAAAGCGCCGACGTGTCTTCTAAACCAGTAACCACACTTCGCGATGCTTTCGAGTTGGCTAAACGCCAAATTAACGGCTAGCACTAACAACAGGAGATATTACTATGGTCGCTGCCAACAGCAACTTTGACAATCTATTAACAACAACGCTCGCCAACTATCGTGCGACGTTGACCGATAACGTATTTACCGCACGTCCTTTGACTTACAAGTTGATGGAGGGTGGCCGCATTCGCATGCTTAACGGTGGTACAAAAATCGTTGAGCCACTTATCTACGGACAGAACAGCACAGTTGGTTCGTACAGCGGATACGAGACACTCTCGCTCACACCGCAAGAAGGCATCTCGGCAGCTGAGTTTGAGTGGAAGCAATATGCAGCTTCCATTGCAATCAGCGGCATTGAAGAAGCCAAGAACAACGGTGAGCAAGAAATCATCAACCTTCTTGAAGCCAAAATCATGCAGGCTGAGGAGTCAATGCGCGAATCGTTTAACCAAATGTTCTTCGCAGACGGCACCGGCAACAGCGGAAAAGACTGGAACGGCTTGGGCAACCTTGTTGAATCAGGCAACACCGTTGGTGGCATTAACTCAAGCACCTACTCGTGGTGGCAATCAAAGGAAGACAACGACGCAGTCGCTTTGTCGCTTGCTGACATGTCATCGCTTTACAACAACGTTTCAGTAGGTAACGACCACCCAGACTTGCTTCTTACAACTCAAACCTTGTTTGAGAAGTACGAAGCCTTGTTGCAACCACAGTTGCGTTACACAGACACCAAGACAGCAGATGCTGGTTTCCAGAACCTTCTGTTCAAGGCTGCTCCTGTAATGTACGATGTGCATTGCACAGCTGGTGTGTTCTACATGCTCAACACCAAGTACCTCACACTTGTAGGTCACTCAGGCAAGTGGTTCTCACAGACAGCATTCGTGTCTCCAGAAGACGTAGATGCTCGTTACGCACTTATCATGTGCTACGGTAACTTGACAGTCCGTAACCGTGCTAAGCAGGGTAAACTGACAGCCAAGACAGCCTAATAACTTCAACAATTAAGGAGAAACTACAATGCCATTAATCGCAAATGACACAGACGGTGCAGTAACACGCAAGCGTCTTGAAACTTGGGCAGCCAAGGAAGAAAAAGTAACTGTTGTTGCAGCAACTGACGCAGCAACCACACAATCAGCAGCAACACTTGCTGGAGCATCAGAGGTCGTCTACACAATGACCCCAACTGCAGGTCGTGCCCTCACGACACCAACAGGTGCCCAATTGGGTGCAGCTTTCACAGACGAAGCAGTTGGAACTTCTTTCCGATTCTCGGTTGTGAACCTTGCGGGTGCTACACACGCAATTACCCTCACAGCTGGCGCTTCTGGTGTGACGCTTGTAGGTAGTGCAACAATTGCAGCTGCTAGTTCAGCTTCGTTTGTTGGTGTTTTTACCGCAGCAGACACAGTTAGCATCTACCGTAAGTAAGTATAATGTTTGGGTGGGGGATAAAAGCCCCCACCCAACAACTATTAAAAGGAGAAAGTAATGCGTGGAATGGATGAAACTTACGGTATGGGCGCTGGTGCGTCTGTACGAAAAGGTAAAACAGCAAAACAGGTTCGTCGTGCAAGAAAAGCTATTGATGCAAAAAAGTCTGCATCTCCAAAAGCGTCTTCGCGAGTAACGGATGCTTCTAGCCGTGCAGGTTACAGGTCTCCAGGAACTAAAGCTAAGGCTATGCCAAGGCGTTCCGCTGATGCTTATGGTTCACCAGCAAGAAAACGACAAGGCGCATTGGGTGGCTTGTCACCAGTTTTGAAAGCTGTTACAAAAGGTTTGGGAAATATCCAAAACAAAGCTGGCGATAAAAACAAAAAAAAGAAGTAATTAATTCGTAATTTGGGGTGTGCCCACCACCTTCCGGGGCATACCCCAAGTAACGAAAAGGACAACTATTGATGAAGAACGCAATATTGTCCCACGAATATTATGGAGTTCCAGTATCGGGCATAAGACCCGCAGCAGAGGTAGCTGGTTCTAAACTAGCCGCAGGTAGCGGTCCCTATCTTGGCAGAGGCAATTTCTGTGCCGCCAACGATGACACTTGCGAAGGGAGAAAAGCCAAAGGCACCGATTATTGCATGGGGCATTTGCGTAGCAGGGGAGAAGTCTAATGGCAATGACTTTGGCTCAGGTGCGAACAATGGTTCGTGAAATTTCTGATTTAGATACAACTGATTTAGCAAATAGTATTATTGATAATGCCGTTAAAGAAGCTTTTCAGCGCATCGTCGCCCTTGAGCGACGATGGCCTAAGTATCAAGAAACTTACACATTTAATACGGCTGTAAATCAACGTTCGTACACGGTATCCGCGATTGGCGATATTCGTGAAATAATTTCTCTTGTAGAGACTTCGGATTCTGGTAGTCGTTTAACAATGATTCCTTATGATAACGCCGAAGAAATTTGGTTGGGTAATACGGACTCTCCTTCTCGTCCATATTTTTATGCTTTATGGAATGCACAATTACATCTTTATCCAAAACCTGATGCGGTTTATTCAATAAAATTAAGAGCCTATCGTGAACCTTTGTATACCTGGCTTTCTAACACAAGCGAAGAAATTGATTGTGATGAATGGTTTCATATTCTTCTTGCCTATTTTGTGCTAGCTCGTGTTTATCAACGCCAAGAAGACCCAGAACTTTCAACAATGTATATGCGCTCATTTGAGGAAGGCGTAGCGATGGCTCGCCGTGACTTGATGAAAACTCCTAGCGCCCGTCCGTTGTTGATGTCTGGTGGCAGACAGTATCCAACGATGAAGCGTTGGTTGCAAACTCTTGGCGCAACGTTAGGTAACTAATGGCGCAGATTCTTCTTGAGCGTTACGACGATTTTACTGGCGGCTTGAATCTTCGTGCCGACCAGTTTTTGTTGGCCAAGAACGAATCTCCCGACATGCTCAACGTTGAGATTGACCCTCGTGGCGGTGTGTTTAGTCGTGGTGCTATGCAACGTATAAACACTACTGCTGTGTCGGGCACTTGGGCGCCCGACAAACTGCATGCTTTTTATGGTGCAACGTCAACAATTATGTTGGCAAATAGTACAAAGGTTTATCGTTCTACTGGCACAAACTTTTCTACTTTGCAGTTTTCATCCGGTAATGACATTGCCACAACGAATGCGCATGGCGCATCGTTTGCCAACTGGGGTGACACGCTCTATATCAGCACAGGAGCCGCTGGGACAGCAGGATACAAATGGCAAACAACAAACACTTACGCAACAGCCTTAACCGCTTCTGGGCCTACCTGGCAAGCTTACGTAAGCCCTGTGGGCGGTTATATGCCCAAAGCCGAACACAACATTGTTCATGCCAACAAAATGTTCGTAGCCAATACAAGGGAAAATGGCGTAAATTACCCTGACAGATTGCGTTGGTCGCACGAGGGTTTGCCTGAGGATTGGATGGCAGATGACTTTATTGATTTCAAAGGTGGCGGTAGTGGTATTAACGGCTTGGCTGTTGTGCAGGGCCAGTTAGTTATTTTTAAAACCAATGCAATCTATTTATTGGTTGGTACCGAATCTGACAATTTTAATGTTGTTGAATTGACAACAAGTCTTGGTTGCTCTAGTCGTAACAGTATTGCTGTTGCGGAACGGGGCGTGTTTTTTTATTCGGCGCCAGAAGGTTTGTTTTTTTATGACGGTTCTGTTATCAGAGATGTTTTTGACCAGTTGCGACCGATGGTTGATAACAAAGAATTGTCTACATTAAGCACGGAGCCTTATAGTGTTTCAAATGTTGGTCGTCGTATTTGGGTGTCATTGCCGTATGACCCTAATGGTTTAGCTACTGCCCCTACTGCCAGTTTTGTGTACGACCCAACTATTGGTCCTCGTGGTGCTTACATGAAGTTTGCCACCCACGACGGCAAAGGCGTCGTTGGTGGCATTGATTGGACTAATTCAAACAATGAAAACCTTAGATTGTTTATCCATCCAACACAACCGTACGTGTTGAAGGTTGATATGTATGACGAGGAACAAGACAATATTACCGGCACACCAACTGGTTTTGTTTCGTTCTATCGCACAGGTTGGATTGATGGTAGAACTTATGCTCAAAAGAAAATGTTTCGTCGTCCAGACATAGCTTTTAAACAAGTTGATACGCAACGCACAATCAACATAAAAGTGTTTCATGACTATGAAGAATCTACAGGTTCTGAACGCAAACAATTTGATGTCACTCTTGGTTCTTCCGCCGCAGGTATGCAATGGGGTGTTGGTAATTGGGGTGCGGGATTTTGGGGCAAAAAATCTGAGGGTGTTCAAATCATCAATGGCTCCAATCTTGGTTTTTGTCGTTCGGTAAGTTTATTGTTTACTGGACCTGTTTCAAAAGATTGGGGTTTTGATTCTATAGCAATTAAATACAACAACCGAAAGATGACTGGATAATGGCCCTCACAGTACCTTACTCATTTACTAATGGAACTATTGCTGAAGCTGGTGAAGTTAACAGCAACTTCAATGCTGTTAAATCATTTGTTGATGCATTGCAAAATGGCACAGGTTTTGATGCTGGCGCTATTGGTACAACCGATATTGCCAACGATGCAATAACGGCCGATAAACTTGCCGATACTCCGGTTACTCCCGGCACGTACACAACCGCAGACATCACGGTGGATGCGCAGGGACGTATTATTGCGGCAAGTAGTGGTGTTAGTGGTGTTACTGGCGATAGTGACCAACTTGTGTTGGGTTCGCAGGTGTTTGGTTAATGAAAACTTGGACCACGCCCGTTACAAACGCTTTGAAAAGTGTTGATGCTGCCTCGTTGCAGCAAATCTTTTCTTCGTTGTCGCACGAGATTGGTCATTTGTATGAAGAAATTGAAAGATTAAAAATGGAAGTTAATAAAAATAGTCGCAAAGATTATCAAAGGATTAGATAATGGCTTACAATCCAGCCGACTACGAAGCTCGCAGGCGCGGGTATACGCAACAATATGCTGCGACTGGTGCAATGAATGCGTACGCTAATTTTCTTGCACAGCAACGTGGTAATCGTGAACGCCGAGGAATTACCGAACAATATGAGAAAGCTCAACCGCAAGTTGTGGCTGGTTATTCTCGTCGTGGAATGGTTGGTCCTAACGTTCGTTCGGGTTTGTTTGCGCGTGGTTTGCAAGATTTTGCAAAACAACGCGCTCGTACTTTTTCGGAGTTTGACCAAGGTTTACAGGAACAGCAACGGGCTTATGATTTGGGTGAAGCTCAACGTCTTGAGGCGTTTAGGAATCAGTTAGCAGATATGGAATCAGAGAAAGCACAGGCTATTGCTGACGCTGCACGTCAGCTTTATGCACGTAGAGCAGGAGCAATATAATGGCGCACGTACCGGGACATAATGTTGAGCAAAGCGGAAATGTTTATGCTTGGAATCCTCAAGACCCTAGGGGTTGGGGTTATGGTTCTCCTATTCCTGGCGTAACACGAACTGCGGATAATCCTTGGGGTGCTAACGCTAGTCAGTTGCAAAGAGCTAAATATTTGGTGAGCGGAAACATCAATGAGTTTGGCGCACCTGAACCAGTTTCTCAAGATACTTCTGGTGCTGATTTTGCAAAACTTATTGCAGCTTTGTCTTCTGGTGGTTATGGTTCGGGTTCTGGTGCATCCGACAGACTTGCTCGAGATAAATTTGAATACGAAAAACGAAAAGATGCTTTGGAAAGAGCTGCTGATTTAGAATCAACCGCTCTCACGCGTGCGCGCGAAGCGCGTGTTACTTCTGGTTTAGAAAACCTTTATGGTGGTGGCAAGGGAACTTTTAACGAAGGTTTCAACAATTTGTTAAACATGATTGCTGAACAGGGTAAAGTTTCCCAAGACGCAACCGAACGTGCTTATGCTCGCGCAATGGAAAACATTAATCAGGGTTATACCGCTGCTCAAGGTCTTGGTGATGAGGGTTACAGGGCGCTGAACGCATATTTGCAAGCAAATCCAAATAATCCTTATGCGACTATGCGTGCACAAGTTGGTTCTGCGCCAGATGCTTTAAGCAACTATTTGAGTGCCTATGGTGTGTCCGATATGCCTGTGCGTGGACAGATAGAGGCGGACCAGTTGCAAGCACAACAGGGTGCTGGCAATTATCAGAATTTGATTGATTTGTTGAGCGGTATTGCTCAGCAGGGTGCTGGTTCTCGTGGTGCAGAGTCTCAGATGGCTCAGTTGTTGTTTAATACTGGTTTGGGTCAAGAGCGTGCTGGTTATCGCAGCGAGGCTGAGAACGCGCAAGCGCAGGCGCTTGCCGCGTTGCAGCAGGCTATGTTCCAGTCAAGGTTTGGTGTTGAAGGGGACCGTGCTGCTTATGCTCGCCAGTTGGCTGAAAATATTATTAACGCTGGTGGCAATATTGGTGGTGGAAACAAACCTGGTGGTGGCAATGACGATGCTAGTGGTGGTAGTGGACCGTTGCCAGGGCAGTTGGCGCAGACAGCAACTCCGCAAGAGATTGTTGCTAACCAGTTAGCTAACCTTTTGGCTCCAGCGCAAGCACAAGGTAGTACAGCACAACAATTGCTTGACGAGCTAAACGCTCGTCGTGGCAGGTAACGAAAGGGCTTATAAGCGTATGGACCCGGTTCTCATGGCCTTATTGGCAGCAGCTATGGCACCAAAAACTAGAAGCGGTTCAAACATCAGCCAATCAGATATTGAGCCTTTTCAACAATTGATTATATCCCAGTTGATGGGTACGCCTTCTCAGAAACCTGTTGATGAGGAAATGATTCGCCGTATGGAGGCTCCGCAATGGACTGCTATAAGCAACTATGGGGAGTATACGGAAGAAGATATTGAACCAAAAATTCAACAGTTTATTTTGGCTGGTTTGCCGTTAAGCCAGGTTGAAAAATCTATTAAAGAAGAATTGAAAAAAACTGGAAGGGCTTCAAAAGATAATTTGAAGTCAGCTAATGATTTGGCTAAAGAGTTGTATTCAGAGTTTGTGAACGCAAACAACAAAATACAGCAAGCTAAAACAAAATCTTTTGAAAGCAGTCCTTACACAAAGCTAGGTGTGTCTGACCCGTCCGATTATCCGACTGCTTCTGTTGAGGATACGGTTAGTTTGTATCCGGACTTGTTTGAAAATTTGGCTTCTCAAAACAGGTATCGGGCTTTTGCTAAACCTGTTGATGCAGCAACCTCTAAGGAAATTAAGGGTGCAAAGTATGAGCCTCGTACTCTTGGTGATGAACAGTTTCTTGCTTTGCAACGTTCTGTTCAAAAAACAAAACCTGGTTCTTCGGTGAAGTTGGATACCAAGGGTGTTGAAGCGATGAACAAGTTTAGGGGGGCGCAAAAGGCGGCCGACCTTGCGGCTGTTGCACAGATTAGACAACGCAAAACAAACACTCAATTGCGTCAAGATGCTGAACAAAAATCGGCTAATGAATTGATGAAACGAATTGTATTAACAAAAGTTATAGACAACCCGAAACTGTTTACAAATCCTGAAGTACAAAAAATTTTAGGAACTTAAATCATGGTTATGAATCCTGATGATTTGCTTAAATCTTTAAAGCAAATCCAAAAAGGTGTTCGCCCTTCCCCGGTTGCAAAAACAACAACCACAACAACTCCTTCTGGCTGGAAAACACCAACCCTTAAATCTGGCGCAACCAAAGCTGTTGGTGATGTAGCTACAACAGCTGCATCTACTGGGCCTTCTGGGTTGAAGGGTGCCGCTTTGAAAGTTGCCGCCAAAACCGTTGGTACGGTTTTTAAACCTTTAATTGTTCTTGACACACCTCGCCGTGCTGTTATTTCTGGGATTAGAGAAACTGTGGACGCCTTAGATAGCGACCCTAATACAACTGCGAGTTGGAACGATTTCAAAAAACAAACATCTGACCCTGTTTACGGGTTTGGTACAGCTTTTCCGATGAAAGGTTGGGCTGGTAGGGCTATTGGTTTCGTAGGCGATGTTGCTCTCGACCCGATAACTTATGCGACGCTTGGCGGTGCTGTGCCCGCCAAAGCTGTTGTTAAGGGCGCTTATACGGCTGCTGGTAAAGAATTAACAACTCGTGCTGCTCTTGGTGGAATCAAAAATGTTACTGGTCGGCAAGGGCGCGCCGCCCTTGCCAAGCTATCTAAAGAACGTTTACAGACACTGGTTGTTAACGGCAAGAAACTTACACAAAGCGAAATTAATGGGCTGGTTAAAGATATTGCTGCTAGAGGTAAAAGCGCAATGCCAGGATTTTTGAAAGACGACATTGGTATTAGGGGTCCAGGTATTTACTATTTTGGTTCAAGAGTAAAAGTTCCTGGTAGTGGCGTTGTCGGGGATTTGCTTGAACGTGGTTTAACTTCTACTCGTTTGGCTTTGGTTAGCAACAAATTTAAAGCGAACCCTGGACAGTATGTTCAAAGATTGTTTACCCCCGATGGTACTTTTCAAGCTATTCCAGTTGAGCCTAATACGATACGAAATTTTCGTATCGGTTTAGCTAATGGCACTTTGTCGCCAGAGCAAGCAAGTATGGCTACCGAGGTTTTGGCTGCTGCCGATGTTGAAAGATTGGCAATTGCTGACGCAACAGAAAAAGCCACTCAGGGAACAATGGATATTGTGGGCGACCCTAAAGCCGAAAGATTTAAAACTTCTTTTCACAACGAGATAGAGCGCGGTACTCCTCCCCCGCTTGGTGATGAACGTTATCCTTTGTATCAAAAAATTAAAAACTTTTTTGATACATACGGCAACGATATTGAAATGGACGCAATTAGCACCGACCCAGATTTTCCTTTTAGAAGCAGGGAAAATTATTTTCCACACATGGAATCAGACCAAGCAATCAAAGACCGTTTACAGATGGGCGACGAAGCGTTTGATAGACAACTTGGCATAGAGCGCACTATTAGCGAAAGACAAAAACTTGGTAGCAGTTTTAGGCAAAGAAGGTTTAAAGCTGGAGACATATTTTTTGGGCATCGTCTAAAAGAAGAAGACTTGTTCATTGACCGATTAAACCAGATGGCAAGAAATCCTGGCGACGAACTAAACCCTTTCACTAAAGAAAAATTTAAAGCAATTAATTATGATTACTACGAAACAGATGTAGTTAGGGTTGTTGAAAAATATGCACGACAATATGCGAACACAAAAGGATACTTTGCTTTTGTTAATTATCTAAAACAAAATGGTCCAGATTTTATGCAACAACTCTCAAGAGTTGTTCCTTTTGAGCCAGATGCTGCTGGGTCAAAGGCGATGGTTTTGCCAAAACAGCTTTCTGATATTGGTGCAAAAACAAGCGAGATTGTTACGAGAGCAGAGAAGGCAGCGACTCAGAGTGCTACGGCTGTGCCAGTATCTGTCGCACCAACTATTGTGCCCGCAACCCCTGCTCCTGCCATTGTCGCCCCTTCGCCAGCGTTGCTTGTGGACGAAACAGCACCACCGGCAGCGGCTGTTTTGCTGAGCGATATTGAGCCGTCAATGAATGAACTAAAAACATTTATTGATAATTTTGCCAACAACTTTGAAACGTTGCCGCATGTTGTTATCAACATGCAGGAAACTTTTAATCGGCTGAATGCCGATTTTGTTCAAATGACAAGAAATGCAACTGTTGAACCTGAACAGTTGGAAAAGTTTGCTGATGATATGGCTAAGTTTAATCGGGACAATCTTGGGGCGTTCCGAATAAACAACGACATTCCAAAGAAACCTATTTCTGAAGCTGTTTATCCTAAATGGTATAACGAGAACAATGAGCGTTTTAATAATATTGTTGGCGCCGTTAATGGTGACAGCGGAGCTGCTGAAAAGTTAAATAAGTCTTTTGATTATCTAAAGGTAAGAATTGAAGCAAAACTTGGTGAAACAATGCCAGAAGAACCTAAAGGCAAACTGGTTCGCGGTATTTCTGGTAGCAAAGTTACGCCAGCAATGCAAAAGAAAATATCTCAATCCATTCTTGATGAAGAAGGTGATGTTCGTAAAAGAAGATTAAATGTTGTTTCTAAGATAGTTCAACGTTGGAATTCGGCCAAAGAAGCTGTTGATAAAGCTAACCAAGTTGGTGTCGTAAGTAGCAAGAAAGTATTTCCTGGTCAAGCACAAGTTGAATCTGGTCCTGTAAAGAGTTTTAATACCTTAAACAATTTTCAGGTTATTGACCAAGTTTTTACACCTGACCAGAGGGTTGCTCGTGCTGTTGAGGCTGGTTTTGAAGTTGAGAACCTTGTGCATTTCAACGAGTCGCTTATCGAGCTTAAAGATTATGCTGACCAAATTAAGGCAACAAACATTGGGTTAAGTGTTACTGATGAACAAATTGTTGAAGTTGTAACCAGACACGCGCGTCCGCTTTGGCGGAACGCGACATCTGCTTTGAACAGGGTTGAAACGCAACGTCTTGGTTTGCTAACTTTGCGTCAAAATGGTGTAATAGACGTTGATGAAGCGATTAAACAAATTGACAACATTGTGGGCGAAAAAGATGCTGTTGGCAAACTTCTTAGAAGCAACTACAAACTAGATGCTTTTGTTGACCCGAAAGAAGTTAACAAACGAAATATCGTAAGTTTGAAAGACCCGTCATCACCCAAGGTCACCCAACGAGACATTGAACTTTATCTTAGGTTGCAGTTAGGTAGCGGAATTGAAAACGGTATTTTGGATATTAAAGCACAAAAATACAAAACAAGAATTGAATTTTTGGAAGACTCATCAAAGCTTGGCCAAGATGTTAAAGAAGTTTTGTTCCCCGTAAATAAAACAAAAACCTTCAAGCAGTTAAGCGCCGAGGTAGAAGGTCAGCCTGCTGTTGTTAAACACAATAAAGAATACAAAGAGGGCCCAGTAAGCGCTGTTCAAAAACAGCGCAAAACAGAACTTGACGGGCTTCCAAAAACAATGGTTACAGATTTTGTTGGCTATCTCAAAAATCAGAAAAGTAGGGCCGAAAAATTTAGAGAGCGTATTAAAAACAATATTGCACCTAAGGCCGCTGCTGCGCAAAAAGATTTAGACGAGTTTAATGCTATTCACGAAGAAGCAATAATTGGGTGGACTAACGATGTTTTGCTTGCGCTTAGTCCGTCTGTTCCTCCGCGTCAACGAAGTATAATTCTTGGCGACGTTATTGACGGTCCACTGATTGAGGGCTATTTGCGCGCCAAGGTAAGGGAACATTTTCCTGCTCAGATAGGTTTTTATGAAGAGTTTGTGCAAGAAAACAAAACTGCTTTTGATTTTCTTGCAAGTCTTGCAGTAAACGACAAGACGGGTCCAATGACTGATTTTGATTTCCGCATCGGTGTTGCCATGTTGCAAAAAGAATATATTAAACAAAAAGGTACTGGGGTTTTTAGGCAAAACGTTTTTACACAAATTATCGAACAGTTTGATAGTGCTGGAAGACCAGGAGTTTTTTCTAAGCCAATAGATATTACTTACGAACAGTTTTTTGATGTTGTCACGCACACATTGGGGGTCAAGTTTATAGACGACGTAAACTTAGCTGTTGCGCCAACCCGTTTTGATTTAATGGAAAAAGTTGCTAGACAAAACGAATACGCTTCACGATTGCTTTCCAAAGCAATCGTTGCTGAACGAGAGTATTTGACAGCAACACCCAACAATGTGTTCGCAAAATTTCGCAACCAACCATTACAGCCAAAGACTATTTCTGAACCAACAACCAATTTGGGTTTTAGAGCCAAGCAAATAGCGATGGAAGAATCAGATTTTTACCCGTTTGCCAAATCCCAAGAGAAACGCGCCAACACTTTGTTGGCGCTTAAAGATTTGGATGCTGACAAAGTTGATTGGACTCTTGGTGGGCGTACACAGTTGGTGATGAAGGGTCAACCTTTTTCTGTTAGTCCAGAAAAATGGGCGTTGATAGTTAACACAAAAAATTTGTCTGGTTTACCGGGCGATGAAATTGATTATATTTTGTCTTGGTTGAGGGACGACAATGTTAAGCAAATAGTTCTTGGTGAAGATTTTGCTAAACTTGGTTCAAACATTTCTGATGAAGAAATGTTGAGTAGGTTTGTTAATCATGTTTACAAAACGCAACCTCAAGCGGTTGCTTCCGATGCTGCAAGAGGTTCTCGTGCGCAGTCAATTAACTCAGTTTGGGGTAAGTCTGATGCAAGTAAGTATTTGATTGAGATTGACAGATTAAAACAAATTAACCAAGCTAACGCTGCCGCGCAACAGGCTCAAGACCCTGTGCGCGTCATTGATTCAATAGTTTCAGAGTCTCAGTCTTTGTCCAGAAGACGCGTTGAGGAAGTTGTTAATGTTCGTCAATGGGCGGATGGTTATGGTACGGACACAGATGATGTGTTGAAAGAACTTGTTGAAGCAAAGAAGCAAATGGAAGAACAGTTTTTGAGAGAGTTTGAGCCGTATACGCAAATAAACCGTCCGCAACGTAAATCATCTGTTTCGGCTGCTGGACCTGATGAGGAGTATTTGCGGTTGAGACTTCAAGATGTGCCCGAATCTGTGTTGGATGGTCCCTTGGATGAATTGAATCAATACATGTTTAATCTTACGGGACAGGCTTATGGTTTAATTGAACGTTTTAATTTGCGTGTTGATGCACTTGATGGTTTGTTTACGGCTACACCCGATGAAGTTGCTCAGTTGAGTGAGCAACGTTTATTGAAGGAAATTGAAGTTCTTCAAACTTTGAAACGAAACAAAATTGACACCAAGGCAACAAAAGGTAAAATTGATGACCTTATTCGTCAACGTAGAAGAATATTGGATACAAGGGACCCACAGGCTGCTGAGGATGCGGCAGAGGCTATAGCGAAAGATAGAGCAGAAATGGGTCCTGATTGGCGAAACAATCTGTTGAGTAGGCCCGAACAGGCTGCGATGCGTCAACAGGTTGACCGAATGGTTAGCCCTGTTTCTGACCCAGAATTTATTGGTGCTGAACGTGTGGGTGAAATTGGCGACCGTTTCTATGAAAGAGCTACTGAAGGTCCTGCGGGTCGTAATGTAATAGGTGAAGGTACTTCTCCTCAAATGTATCAACAACGTTTACCTGATTACGAAATCCGTTACGAATACAATCCTGATGTAAATTATGACCAACAACCGTTTAGATATGGAAAACCATCTACTGAACCTCCGTTGGCAGAACAACGGGTGGTTATTACACCGCAAGAAATTGAGGAAACAATTCAGGCAAATGAAAGCAAAACGTTTGCTCACAATTTTAACCTTTTAACTCAAAACATTTCTAGCCAAGTTAAACAGGCAAAACTTAATTCTGCGCCCAAAGGTAATGCAGCAAAAGTTGCAGCGGATGTCAACATAGTTGACACCGCAGCATTGGAACAAATAGAGAACGCCAAGCAGGCTTTGAAGAGTGCACAAAAAACTGGTGCGCCCACACCAACGGAAGATGTGTTAATTAACATTGGTATACAGCAAGCAGAGATTCTGAACACGGTGGCTGATTTGCCAACCGAAACAGTTGAGGCAAGGTTGATGGACGGTTTGTCTGGAAACATGAAACCAGTGTC